GACCGCCCTGTTGTGTTTGGGGCAGCGGTAGGCGGAAGAAAGGGGGAACGGGATGCCCGCCAGATCACGGGCCTCGTCGAGCATCTGGAGCAGGTCGGCGTCCATCTTCTCCATGCCTGCGCCGCACCCGCACTTGCAGCGGAACTCGACCGGGGAGAAGTGACGCAAGGGAAGAACAGCCATAAAAAACTCCTGATTTTTGGTCAGGAGCATAGCATTTCAAGGGGATGGGGGTTCAAGGGGTTGTTGGAAGGTTTTTTCCTCGCGCGGCTTTCTTCCAATAGCCGTGCCCGCCGTTCACAGGCTCGACCCAAACGTCGGTATGTTGGCAATTTTGACACCCACAGAATCGAGTACTCATGTGCCCGAAGATATGCGAACCGTAACTCCGCATCTCATCCCGTCCGCACAACGGACAAGGAGGACACTTTCGCGGACGTCCCGGTCTGTTCTCGTTGTCGAATGCGCTCACGCTCCTCTCCTTTCATGTTCCCCCGCCCACATGCGGAGGGCCGTCACCGCGACATCAAGCGCCTCGTCCCGCATCCGTTCGGGCGTCTCCTTCTCCACGGCGATCACCAACTCGTGGTATTCCTCACCCACAACGCCGAGGGCTTGATATTTGCCATCCGCGTGCTCAGGCCACGGGTGCTTCTCTCGCGCCTCGCCCATGCGCTTCGCCAACGCCGCCATCAGGCCGCGCCCGGCCTGCACGCTGCCGTTGCCAAGAATCAACTCCGCTTCCATCAGTTCCACGACATCCTCCACCTTTCGCCAGCCTACTGCGCTGCGGATTCCGGTTGCTGACTCCATATCTCGTGCCTCATGAGCGCCCTTTCAGCCCCCCTTCCCTTGCCGAACAGCGGTTTGCGGTCCTCGACCAGCCGATACACGAATGACGTGCTCCCGTTTCGCCGTTCCCGTTGCGGCCCGAATACGGCGATCTCGTTGCGCTTGACGTCCCACGCGGGGAGTTGCGCATGGATAGCCCTGCCGAGGGCGGCATTGGCGCGGGCCAGCCTGTCTACAAAGCTTTCATCTTCCCTGAACGGCACGACGACCTCGACGATCCGCGAGGGGCTGCTGGTTTGCTGCTGGCTCGACACGCCTGGACGCTCCTTTGGGGATTTCCCCGGTCAGATAGTTTTCGATGACTTCCCGCGCCTCCCACCAGCCCATGCAGACCTCGACGCGGTACCCGGCCTGACGGAGTGCTGTGATCAGCTCCTTCTGCGTAGCCTGAACCGTCCCCCCGCGCTGGCGCTTCATCTCGATGTACAGGCCGTGGAACCCCTGCCGGGGCGAGGCAAGGAACACGTCGGGGACGCCCGCCACCACGCCCTCGGCCTTCAACCGCGCCCCGGTGATCTTGTCCCGGCGCCCGCCGTTGGGGATGTGGTACATGACGAAGTGCCGGGCATACGGCGTTCGCTGCCACCAGTCGAAAAGGGCTTTCTGCTCTTCCGACTCGGGAGGGCAGGAGGGCCGCTTCTTCGTCTGTGCCGGGGGCGGCATCACCTTCCTGCCCGTGCAATGGTCGAGGAATTCTGCAAAGGTGCAGGTATCGCTCATTGCGTTGCCTCCCCCGGAGTCCTCGGCTGCTTCAGGATGCGCCATATCTGCCGCTCGGAGAGGCCGTACCTGCGGGCGAGAATGGCGACCAATGCCCTCTCGCTGTGCCCCTTTCCGGCCAGTTCGTCCCGTTCCATATTCAGGGACGAGTTGCGCTTGTCCAGTATCGCCTTTTTGAGGTTGGGGATGTAAATTGCCCGTCTCGCAAACTCCCGGCACAACGCTGAGGCCGATTCATCCCCCAACGCCGCGCACAGACGCCGATACTGTTTTTTCCCGGCACTCCCGGACGGTATTGCCACGGTCGTTCCCCCAAAGTTCTCGACCAGCCGGAAAACGAACGGCATTCCCAAGCGTTCCGCGACAGAGCGCAAAGGGTCGGATAACGATTCCGCCGTAAGTGCTTCACTCATATATTCTCCTACAGCGCCCGTTGCAGGACGCGCCCAAAGTTCGCCGGAATGGGCAGTGGCTTCCGGCGGTCAAACTGTCCGGTCTGATTGTCCGGTCTCTCGCCATGCCGCCACTTTTCCATGAACGACAAGCCCGCCTTCCAGCCTTCCTCGCGCTGTTCCTGCGTCGGCACGTCGATGACGGAATCGCCAAGCAGAGGGCCACGGGCCGCAACCGGCACAAGCGGGGGCGGTGCGTCCGCCTCGTCCTCCCATCGCCGCCCGGACAGCCACCCGGTCAGCATCTTCGGCGTCTTGCCCCGCGCCACAAGGTCGGGCCTGCGCGCCGCTTCCTGTTGGGCAGCCCGGCAAATAACAGACACAAGGGACTCGGATAGTCCTTTGATGTCCAGAAAGGCGTCCGCGGCCTCGGCCTTGTTGCGCTTGTAGCCGAAGGCGTCCCACACGCGGTTGAACCACGCCAGCCGCTGCCCCGTGAGGACACGTTTGGTCGCCGTCCGATACGCCGGTTCAGGTGCGGGCCCTTCCCCGGTAGCGGGTGAGGCAGCTCTGGGGGCGCTGTTCGTAACGTGTGCGAAACCTGTGCGCGCCCCTGCGCCTTCCTGCTTTTCCTTCCCCGAAAGGGAAGCTAGCTCCTCCGCTGCATCGGCGGATGCAGGAGGGATTTCTTTTCTTGCTTTCTTCCCTTCTTCTATCGTGTGCGGAACCTGTGCGCTGCTTGTGCGCTCGTTGTGCGGCTGCTGTGCGGCCTCTTCCGTAGCAGACTGGTATAACTGCCAATTCACGACGGTAATCAACGTGCATACTTTTCCGAAAGTCTTGCGCGAGATGAAGCCGTCGTCCTCAAGCGTCGCCAGCATCCGCATCACCTGATACCGCGACAGGTCAAGCTCGCTCGCCAGCGAAGCCCCGGAACAGGCAAGCTGGCCCGGCAGGATTTCCTGCCCATGAAAGTATCCTTGCTTCCAGTTCGCCTTCTGGAGAAGGGTGATCATCAGCCCACGATACAGCGCGCCCCGGCTCCACGACTTCGAGTCCTCAATCTTGCGCCAGACCTTGAAATAGCCGCCCATATTCACACCTTTCCCTTGACGGCAGGCCCGGTTGCGGGCATACTGTTTTCAACGTTTTGATGAACTTGCATCATCTTTTCCCCTTTGGCCCGTTGCTCCAACAGCGGGCCTTTTTCGTGTTCGCGTGCCGAACCTTCAAGTGGCACTTCAATTCTGTCTCCACACTTCGCGCAGGCCGTCCGATACAGCCAATGGCATCCCTGCTTCGGGCAGGGCCGCAGGTGCGGATATTGCGCGGCGGCTTCCCTGAGCCCTTCCACCGTGAGGAACCCCACGGCCTCGGGCGACGGGATACGGTGGCGGCAGCGGATGATCATGACTCCACCATTTTCTTGAACAGGTTGATGAAGTAGATTTGCCCCTTGCCCGTGATTTTCGGCGTGCGGGTGATGTGACTTTCCCCACTGCTTCCGATGCGGGTGCCCTCCTTGATCTCCATCCATCCGGCATCCATGCTTCTCTGGGTAGGCATGTTGGTCTGGGAACCATCCTTGTGCAGGTAGCCCCTGTTCCTGAGCCACTCGAAAAAGCGGTTCTGCCCAATGTCGTAGCCCGTGGCCTGCTTGATGAGCTTCGCCATTTCCCCCACGAGGATGCTGGTCTTGGCGACCTCGATGGACTCGGCGAAGACCACCTTGGGCCTCACCTCCTCCATCTTCTGCTCCAGCGCGAGGCGCTTCTGTTCTTCAAGAAGTCGCTGCTCCTCCTTGTCCGCCCACGCCCGCGCCGCCTCCGCCGGATTCCTGAAGTTCGGAAGCGCCAGGGCACCGTAGCCGCCCGTCCTACGGATGGACGGAATAACCTCATGCACGATCCAGCGTTTGAACGCCTTGGCCTCCGGCTTGCGGGACCGGAGGACGAGCGAGTACAGGCCCGGTTCTGAAATGATACGGCTATCGCGTCGCAATCCTGTGGAATCATTCAGAGTGTGGATAATATCGACAATAGGGCGTTGCTCGTCGTGCTCCAGAATGTCCGGCAGATCCCGCGTCTCCGTTCCGAGGACGGCGCATACATCCCGCGCCACAAACCACGGCTCACCTCCGTACTCGACCACGCGCACGGCCCCGAACTCCCTGTTCTGAAAAATTCGCAACCCGCTCATCTGGGGCTCCCGTCCAGTACGGGGACGGCCACAAAGCCGTATCCGTGGCGATAGACTTGTCCGCCGGCCAGCGGATCAAGGGCATCCGCCGCTTCATTGTTCCATTTTGCGTTCGCCCTGAATTGCGCCTGAATAGTGGCGGCCTCGGAAGGCGACAGTTCTCCGTCGGCAACGGCGTCCAGAGTCTTTTTGTTCAGGATTCCCGTGTTCTCGGTCGCCTGCATGACCGCACGCGTGAGGTCTTCCGTGGTGGTGATGTTCGTTGCCGGGTGCATGTCCTCGACCTGCGCCGCGATCCAGTCCGCAATGATGGTGTTGCCGAGCGCCCGGCACAGGAGGGGGATGAGTTCGGGGGATGGCGTGTAGTCGTCGTACTTGTTGAAGTATCTGGAAACGGCAGCGGTGGAGAGGGACGAGCGGTTGGCTATCGCCTCGTTGGTCAGCCCGGAACGCTGCTTCGCCGCGTCCAGCGCTTCGTTGAACCCCATGTGCCGCAAGTTCATGCTCATGGTGTGAATCCTCCGTGTATTCATAAATTGCCGGGATTCGGGGTTTCGCCCATCCTGCATTCATGGAAACGGTTCATTTGCTCATCATCCTGCGCGTCCCCGTGTGGCGCGTCCGCATCCTGATCCATGGGGATCCCCGGATACGCTGGCGGGCGTACCGCGTCGCGGAGTACCCGACGCCCGAGGCCGTGGCCCGGCGGTGCGCGGAAGGGCTAGTGCGTCGGGAGGGTGATAAGTGCCACAATGACCACTCCCAAAGTGGGCAGGGCATCAGCCAGTGCGGTGCGTCTCCGCTTCGAATCCGGTGGGAGTGTTGGGGGTGGCTGTGACAGTCAGAAAACGATCAAGACGCAATGCACACTCCCCATTTAGATTGCGTTTACAGCCTAAAAAATTGGAGATTGCGCCTTGTGATATGCCTGTTGCCGCCGCGACATCACTTTGGGTTAATGGAACTGAGGCAAGGGTTTCCTGAAGTCGAATTCGGAGCTTTTGAATTTCGGTATCTGTTTTCATGTGGCAAATGTATTTCGTATGAAATTTTAAATCAAGTAAAAAATTTCATAAGAAAATATGACAAATGAAATACTTCTATGATATTAATTCGTTATGGACATAAACGAAATGATTCGAGATGCGATTAACGCATCAATACCTAATAAATACGGTACATTAACGTCTCTTGCCAAGGCTGCTGGAGTCAGTCAAGGGACTCTGTCTCTTTTTATGAATGGGAAACGGCCATCCATGCAGGTAGATACAGCATGGAGAATTCTTGAAGTTCTCGGATATGATCTCGGGAAGAAACAAAATGATCCATATGCCTATATCCCAAAAGTGGAGGCTAAAGCTGGGGCAGGATCTTCCTTAGTAACTTGTGGTGATGTGCTTGGTTACTATGCGTTTCGACATGATTTTCTTGGAAGAGAAAACATACATCCTGCTTCCTCAGTGATGCTCGAAGTTATGGGGCATAGCATGGACCCTCTGATCAAGCACAAAGATACGATTCTTGTGGATCAATGTGCAAAAGATCTACGAGATGGTTATATTTTCCTTGTAGGATTGGGTGACGAACTGCTTGTTAAGAGAGTTCAAAGGACACCTCGCGGATGGCTTCTGAGATCTGAAAATAAAGATTTTGCAGACATTCCCGTTGAAGGGCCTGATTTAGAGAATTTTCGTGTTTACGGTAGAGTCCGGTGGTTTGGTAGAGTGATATGATTTATTTTTGCTATGTTTTTACATAATATATTGTAATATATGTTTTTATTGAAAGCCCCTCTTCTGAGGGGCTTTTTTTGTGCGCCTACTGAATTTATTTTTTTGTGGTTCTTTTTTTGCTCATGATTATTTCATTTGTAAAAATATGCTTGACTATAAATTTCAATTGAAATAAGTTGAAGTCATGACGAATGAGGATTGCCCCATTCGCTAGTTCTTTGACAATCAGAGCGACGAAGCCCCCAAACCCGGCGTTGTACCCGTCGAGCCCCCGCGTAACAGGCGGCAAGGCCATGACCACGGCAAGGCGTTGGAGCATTGGTAAAAGAGCAGGGCGGAGCCCCCGGCGGATAAAGCAAACCGGGGAAGAGAAAGGAAGAGGAATTGTAAATTTTCGCATTGAACCAGCCGGAACGATAACGGTTCTGGCTGGAAACAATACGAAAAGGGAGGAAAAAGGATATGCCGCAAGCCGACTATTACGAACGGCAGGAAGCCCGCCGGGAACGTTACGAACTGCGGGCGGAAAGAGCCCGGCAGGAGAGCGATGCAGCCGCCCGCCAAGCGGAAAAAATGGCTTCAATCATACCGATGGGGCAGCCCATTCTTGTGGGGCATCACTCGGAAGGCCGGGACCGCCGATACCGTGCCCGCATCGGTCAGACGATGGACAAGGCGATCAGTCTCGACAAGAAGGCCGCATATTATGAAGAGAAAGCCGAATGCGTAGGGCAGAGCGGCATTTCTTCGGATGCCCCGGACGCCTTGGAACGGCTTGAAAAGAAGCTGGCGGAAAGGGAAAGAGTCCATGCATGGATGAAGGAAGTGAACAAGGCTTTCAAGAAAGGCGATGCGGCCTTGCTCGCCCTCGGCATGACGCAAGCCCAGATCGACAAGATGCGGGCAACCATGACGAGCTGTCACCATCAACCGTACCCACAATTTTCTCTGGCGAACAACAGTGCGGAGATACGGCGCATCAAGGCACGGATTGAAAAGCTCAAGGCTACGGCTCAGAACGTGACCATCAAGACGCCTTTCGCTAGCGGAACCATCGTCGACAACGTTGAAGAGAATCGGCTGCAAATCTTGTTCGACGATAAGCCCGACGCCGACACGCGGACCAAGCTCAAGAGTCACGGCTTTCGCTGGAGCCCGCGCAATGGAGCATGGCAACGGATGCGGAGCAATGCCGCAACGTATTATGCCAAGCAGATTTGTGGAATTGTCGATTGAGGAGAACAGATCATGATTCGCGTCTGCATTTATCATTACGAGATGGGGGCATTTCGCCGGGCATGGATTCAAACTGTAACCCCGGTAGAACTCATACATATTCAAAAATCAGAGTTCAGGCGAGTTTTAATCCTGGATGAAGATGATTGGTATGGGGCTTCTGCCCCATCAATTTTGTGATGCCCTTAAACCCACAGCCTAGCCCCATCGAAAAGCCCGGAACCAACCGGGCTTTTTCATTGGGTTTGGGACGCCAAGCCAAACTTCAAAAACGAGGGTATTTCTATGTGTTACGGCACGAACTGCGGGCGTGAGGGGGCCTTTGGAACCTGCTATCACCCGGAAGACTGCATCA